TCGGCCACAGGATGGACCCGGCAGGGAGGCTGATCGGGACCGACTTGCAAGACGCTATGTCCGCCGTCAGGGATCACGCCACCAGCTTCGCCAAATCGTCGTCCAAGTATGAGAGGGACGCGGGAGAAGCCCTGAGGGCATTTCATTCCGAATTGCGGGATTTGCTGGAGCGCACCAACCCTCAGTACGCTAATGAGTTCTCCAAGATCAACACCGCTTATCGAATCTTGAAGACCGTCGATCGGGCGGCGTCGTCGGTGGCTTCTCCGGAGGGAATCTTTACCCCCAGTCAGTTTCATTCCGCCGTCAAGGCCGGGGACATATCGAAGGACAAAAGGGCATTCAGCGAAGGGGGCGCATTTCTTCAGGGGCTGTCGGGGCCCGCCAAGTCAATCATGTCGTCCCATTACAACGACAGCGGCACTGCCGGACGTCTGGCCATGTCTGCCGGGGCACTGGCAAGCGGCATGGCGTCGCCCGCTATCCCTCTTTCCCTGATTGGGGCCTCGGCGTTGTACACCCCCTGGATTCAAAAACAGTTGGTGAAATCGGTTACCAGCCGCCCCGATTTCGCCCGCCCCCTGGCCGATCTGCTCAATGTGGGCGGCACTTACGCGGCCCCAGGAGTGGCCGGGTTCGCTTCTGGGAGGCAATAATGGCTGTTGTAGTCTCTCCACCCCCGCCCAAGACAGACGGCAAGTTTGACGACTGGATGTACCTGTTCTGGAAGAAGGTTATCTCGGCGGTCATCACGGTGATTGGAATTCCTGCCGGCGGTGCGTCAGGCACAGTACTGTCGAAGATAGACAGCACAGACTACAACGTGGAGTGGGCCTATCCTGTACTTGGGTACCTTCCTGGAGAGGGTGCTGGCGGGGTAGTGTATCAGGCTACCAGCAAATCGACCGGGGTCACCCTGGATGCGAAGTGCGGCACCATCTTCATGGACGGTGAGGCGCTCAACGACTCTACCAGTGTGTCGTTCACTTTCTACAACGCGTACATTGAAGCCACCGACGTAGTGGTGGTGACCATGAGGGACGGTGCGTCGTTCGGGGCGTATCTGACCCAGGTGGAGTATACCAACACGGGGCAGTGCTCTATTGCCTTGCGAAACATTTCTGGGGGTACTCTGAGCGAATACGTTCAGCTGAACTTTGTATTAATCAAGGCATACAACTCGTAAGGAACAATCATGCCCTGGGACGGAACAGAACGACGCGGCGCTGAGAGCAATCAGTACCTGACCCTTCAGGATCAGCTGAATCGACAGGACGACATTCTGTTCGACCTTCGGGACACAATCAAGGAACACCTCATTGAGTCCAGAGACATAGGGCCAGCCCTCAAAGAGCTGGTAACTTTGTGGAAGGCCAGCAAGCTGCTGGGGGCGATCTTCGCCGCCTCAGCCGCAGCACTTGCTAGCATGTGGTCCCTATTTGTCTGGACCAAAGACCATCTGAAGTAGCGCCTCCAGAGGTAACAGCCAGAGCCTGACGGTCCTGGCTGTCATCATCTTCAGCCGGGTCTTGATGGGTATGGGATAGAGTCGGTGGGTCATGATTCAACCCCCCAATCCGTTAAACGCGTCAAACCCAGGGCCGTCGGGCAGGGGAAGTGGCTTTTGCCGCAGTTCATCCCTCCACTTCCAGGCAGCGTATGCCCCGGCTGGGGTTGATCCGCAGTACGCCCCGGCGCTGGAGTTGCGGTAGTAGCTGCACATCCACATGCAGCCGCTTTTCCATATCTTGGGCTTCCAGGCGTTCATCCTGGCTCCCATCCTTTGTCGTCCGACAACGGCACCCCAACCATTCGCCCGAAGCACTTTGAGCTGCACACAGCGTGGTTGCCGTCTGTGACCGCATCCTTCTCGGGCACCTTCTTGCCGCACTCTTCGCAGGTGATGGTGCCGTCGAAGGGTATGTACTCCCCAATCCCCTTGGAGGGAAACTGGGCAGCAGAAGGATCAAACACCGAACCGTCGGGGCGCACCGTCCACCAATGGGGCTCTGTAACATTCCAGATGGGGCAGTAGTAGTGGCCTCGAACCAGGGCCAGGCTGGGGTCTTTGGAGCAAGCGGCTTCGCTGAGCTCTTTGCACTTGCCCCGAAACTTCAGGTAGTCGTTCATTTCCCCTCCAGTGGGTCATCACCTTCTTCCTCATCCTCATCGAACACGGCGTCATCTATGCAGTTGCCCCAGAAGTCTTCTTCAGTCTCGGTTCTGGGGTCGTGTTCGTGGCCGATGCAACGACCCCAGGTGTACTCGTCCCCAGGCCCGGGGGTGCGATGGTTGCTCACTGTCCGCATATTTCTATTAGCTTCTGTCTTTGAGCAGCACAGGCGGCGGCCCCTGCGGCGGCCCCTGCGGCGGCCCCTGCGGCGACCCCTGCGGCATCTGCGACGGCCCATGCGGCGGCCCCTGCGGCGGCCCATGCGGCGGCCCCTGCGGCGACCCCTGCGGCATCTGGGGCGGCCCATGCGGCGGCCCCTGCGGCGGCCCCTGCGGCGGTCAACTCCCCTTCGTGTGCCGTCCCATTCGCAAACTTCTCTGCTACGTCAAGAGCGTCCAGGCTTCTCTTGTCTTTCATCAAATGCTGCACTTGACGAGCGCACCAGACGGAGTACAGCCTGATCTCTCGGTCGTGCCCCTTCACGGCACGCAAGGCCCACAAGGCGTCGTCCAATCCATTGGACTCAAGTATAGTCAGAATTGGCAGCGGCTCGTCGTCTGCTTGAGTCTTTCCGAGGTGAGCGAGTAGCTTTATCCAACCAGGCTTACATGGGTCATGCTTGCGAATCTCGTTGAGTGTAGTCTTCATAGCTCAGCTCCAAAGAATGTAGCAGAAGAAGGTCACCGCAATCAGAATGATGGCGTAGCACACCCAAAACGCCCTGGTGGCGTGCGTGTCGTACCGCATGTAGTCGGCCTCCTCGAACATTTCCTGCCACTCGTCGGGGGTGATGCCGTCCACCAGGAACCGACGATCGGGTTCGTCCAGATGACCGAATGCCTCCGATATAGTGATCCTGCCCTTCCGAAATTTCTCCATGGTGTCTTCGGTCACACGGACCTCAATGGTGTGCTCCTCCCCCGAAAACGGGGATGTTTTCGTCACTTTCACAGGCCCGTCCCTTTCTTGGTGTGCTTGTACGCCAGGGTGGCGTAATTGGCGATGTCCAGCCAACTGTCCAGGTGGTTAGGGTTTCCGCAGACCAGCCTGGAAACCTTCGATAGAATCTGGTCCAGGGCCTCCCGCTGGACCCTGGAGAATTCCGGGTTCCTGCTCAGGGTTTTCATTTCCTGGGCCACGTACGCGTTGTCCCTGAAATTTCCGTACTCCGATTCCCGTTCCTTCGAAACTTTTGAAAAAGTCTTCATACTCTTCCTCCGGATAAACCATCACACGTAAAAGATTGTGGAGAACTATTTCCCCATGCCATATCGTTGTTGCCAACTTCCTCCATGTTTCCTCGCCGGGGCTCCTGCGAAGCATACTGGCCGCCGCCCCCGGCACGATCATGTAATCGGTGCCCCACTGGACCAAAAACAGGGGCCGCCCTCCTGCGGACACCCTGTCTTCGAACCAGTTCACCTGGGTGGCCCTTACCTCCACCAGGGGGCCGCACTTCAGCTCGATCCACCCCTCGATCCCCTTGTGACAGTACGATAGGTCAGGAATTCCCGGAGACGTGTTCGGGCTTTCCACCCAGCTCAGGGAAACCGGCAAATTCTTCCCTGACTCGAACAACTTCTTCAGCTTGTCTCTGAGCTTGCCTTCTTTTTTCGGGGTCATCAAACGGCCTTTCCAGAATCCTGTCGATCACTTTTTTCGTCGCGGCCTGAAGGTCTTCGCAAGAATTCAGCACCGCTTCCTTTATCTTTCCCTCGGCGAACTGCACCGCCCTCGCGCCCCTGGCCCCGTCGTGATGCTGCCGAATGAAATTCCAGTTGTCGATCAAGTCGGCCATTTTGACGATGGCTTTGGGCATACCGCTTTCTGGCATCATTTCTCGAGGAGCCCCGTAATCGACGCTATCCGGGCAGAATCCGGAGTCCCTCATCGCTTCCTTCACCGGAGTGGAAATGTCGCCCGAATACGCCTCCAGGTAATCATGGATGATGGCGTAATAGCACACGTCCCTCTCGCTGTAGCCGACCTTGTTATAAATCTCCCTGTAGATGGCCATGGCTATGACGGCGACGTTAAAGGAGTGGGTCGCCACGTTGCTGCTCCTGGTGGTGCCAACCGTGGTCCACCTTTGGACATACTGCAGGTCCAACATCTTCTCAATCGGGGTTATCATGCTTCAGAGCTCCATTTCTCTTGACCCATTTTCTGCTTCGGTTGATCGCCATCTTGTTCTTGAACTCCTCTTGCAGGTCCACCCCCGTCAGGTGGGCTATGTCCAGGAGGAGGATCAGAACATCGGCGCACTCTTCCCCTATATTCCTGCCCCCGGCGAATATCGCGTCCATCAGCTCAGACACTTCCTCCACCATCTTTATGGTGGTGTGCATCGGGTGCCTGTCGGGGAATATCTCAGACACCCACTCCACAACTTCATCGGTCATCGGGGGCAGGGAATTGTCCATCGGTTTATTCCACGATGTCCGACGGGTACGGCCCGTACCCAATGATGAACTTGACCGGTTCGCCGAACAACCCGGCGTATGCCGTGGTGATGGTCTCCATGGCAGCCCTGGTGTCCTCATAGTTGTACTGAGCGAAATTGACAAACACCTTGTGGGGGTGGGCCATCAGCAGGGCCTCCTCGATCTGGTGCCTGGAGAATGTGGCAATTCTCCTCTCCCTCCCGGTGACGGTGGTTTTCTCGGGCATCACCCCCAGTGCCTGGAAGGTGATTTCCTTCTGATCCTTGTACCAGCCACCGCTGCTCCCCTCGGCGGTGTTCCCGACCCGGATCGGGTGCACCCGGCAGGAACCGTACACGTCTCGGACCCAGGACATCGGCAGTGAAGCATCGGCCACCACCCTGGACGGGGTGCAATCCCTGCTGGTGCAGTGAGGATAGAACCCGCTGGAAATTCCGAGGCTGTATCCCTGGCTCCCCTCCACCAAGGCATTGCCGGAAGACAAGAAAGCGGACAGCCACTGCCACTGATTCACGATCTCGGCCTCCGGCACGTGCTCGCGTATCTCGAACTCCCTGTCGGCGGCAATGATTCCCGGATTCCGCATGATCTTGTCGCACAAGGCGGCACCGGACCCTTGCATGGTGCTGGCGATCCTTCCAAGGGTCTTTTGCTCTAGCTCCTTGTGGGACTCCGATAGGATGCCGGCAGCCTCGTGAATGATCAACCGGGGGTGACTGGGGATTCGCGGCTTCAGATACTCCCACTCCTCCGCCAGACGCTTAATCGAAAACACGGAACCGGGGCCGACGGCGATAACCCGGAGGTTCCTGCTGAAAACTCCGCTGGGCAGAACCTTGTGAATGAACATGTCACCAACGGTGTTGTACGCCGTGTGGCCGGCGTTGGGCATGTTTGCCGATACTGCCACCTCGTAACTGTTCTTCGTGGAAAGGTATCCGGCCAAAGCGCCCTTCCCCGTACTCCCGAACTGCAAATCAACCAAAACATCGATCTTAGTCATTTCATTCCCCTTTAACGTGCTTCACCAGTGCTTCCAGTCCGAACCTTTTTGCGCCACCCCTTATGTTCCACCTCCCGGTCCCCGGCCAATAATCGATCGTGTGCCCTCGACGATGCAAAATGAGGTGTGCACCGTCATTGTGGGAATCAAAAGGAATTCCTTCCTCAGTCAGCCTCTTCGGGCCGTACTCTCTCTTGACGGCTCTTGACCTCTTACTCTCCAGGCGCAGTAGCCTAAAATCTCCTGCCGCATCGCCCATTTCATTCTCCTGTCGTAGGGACATCCCCCACCATCATTATACCACATCTACCCATCGCCCACAAGTATCAACCTGCTCCTTGTGCCTTCATTATCGCGATTTCTAGCTGTCCGATCGCCGGCATCTTGGCTTCCTTCCCGTCCACCTCGATTCCGTACCGCTTTATCCTGTCAGAGAACACCGCCAAGTTAAGGGTGTCGTAGGACGATATCCGGTTTTCCTTGGCCCACTCCCGGTATTCAGCGTACAATTCGTACACCCTCACCCTGCTTGGCCACTGGCTGTCGTCTCCCACCGACGCATTGACATCGACGGTATCGAGCGACCCGCGCAACACCGCCTCGTTTAGCCAGTGCATGACGCTTTCGTGATTATTGGACAGCCTCCTCTGTTCCACCAAGGCATCGGTCCTGGGGGCCACCCTCAGGTCAGTCGTGATTTTCCTGTTTTGCAGCAGGTACAGCAGAGCCCCCATGCCTCCGGTTTCCATTTCGGAGAATATCCGGTTGAAATACTCCCTGTTGCCGGCCTTGCTTCCATTCACGCTGAGGACCAGCCACCTCCTGGACTGCGGGCCAGCCGGGACGATCCAATCTTCATTCGAAGCGATTATCACTCTTGCCAGATTGTCCACTTCCACCGCGTCGATGCCCTTGGACTCCTTGTGTATCCTGGTCTCGGTGATCCTGCCCTTGAGGATGTTTCCAGATTTCCTGTCCCCCGGCCACAGGACCTCATCCGCGTAGATTATGATGGAGTCGGCAAGATAGCTGTTGAACTTCCCGGTCAGCCTCTCGGAGTCTATTAGGTGCGAATAGTGGGACCCAAACAGCCTGCCGAATGTATTGGCCCACGCCCCCTTCCCGCACCCCTCGATCCCCCGGAGAACCACGCAACAGCCCTTTATCTCCCTAGAATTCTGAACGCAGTCAGCCATCCAGTCCAGCAGCCACTCGTAAATTGTCATGTCCCCGTTACAAATGATGTCCCTCATATGGAACAGGTACATGGCGCAATCGGCATCCGGGTTTGGCTCGACCGCCCACCCGTCCCATATGTTCAACACATTCTGAGGCTGGTCATTCTGGGGGTATATTCCGACCCCGTTGTACGCCCTTCTCAGTGGTGACGCCATCCAGATGTCCGACATAGGTTTCTCCACAACCCCCCGGCCAGTGGTGATAAACACCTTCTCCGGCGCGGCCATGTCCCGGAAAGACTGCATGGATAGGAAGTCTACCTTTTTATTACCGTGGTTGTTCTCGAAGGTGGCCATCACCATGGTCTTTCCCATCCTGACCAGGGCATACCTCTTGTTCATTTCGAGGACCCTCTCCTCGATGGCCGAATCGTTCTCGCCGAATACCACGTCCCCTTCGACCGGCCTCCATCCGGCGTCCTTGGCCAGGAATAGCAGGGTGCCGATCCCCACTGGCCCCTCTTCGTCGAACGACTTCCACCGAGACGAGCATTCGCCTTCTTTCCTTCTTTCTCCGCTGCTGGACCATTCGTCCCATATCTGCAGCCCATCGTCCCCCATGCAGGACTTCAGGCTCATGCCGACCTTTACCCAGTCTTCGTACGACAGAGTGTCCGGGTCTATTGCCGCCATCATTCTTTCCACCTGCCCGAAGGACATGTTGTTGGTGGAATCTTTCTTGGCAGCGGTCTCTTTCCAGGGCTGGCCCAGCCTTTTGACCAGCCACTCTGGCATCACCGGTATTTCCCCGCCGTGTATCCACTCATAGCGTTTCCCGTCGACGATGGATGGAAACACCACTATGTGCCCGGTGCATCTGTCGGAAAAGCCCCCTCTGGTGTCTATCCCATTGGCCACTTTGGAGGAGCTCGACGCCGCGTTTTCTTGCCACAGAAATATGTGATGAAATCCACCGGAGGGGGTCTTCTGGACTGGCCCATCTGGCATCGGACCTTCCTTGTCCAGAATCTTCTTCAACTCCCTGATGCCGGTGGTGCCCTTGACGGGCTTCGCGTCCACATCCAGGGCCATCACCCTGCCGGCGCCGCACCCCATGCCAATATTGAAACCCCGGTACTTCCCGTCTTTCCCAAACCACCTGTCCACCGTCACGGCCTTTGTGGTGGCGGACGTGTAGTTTATGCCGCCTATCTCAGGTAGCCTCTTGCTTCCCGGCTCCAGTGGAAGTACAGGAATCCCCTGGGACACGTAATATAGGGCAGCCCTGTGCACGGAGTCAGCCAGCGGCTCTCCTGGAACGATTGATAACGACCCTCCGTCTATCTCTATCTTCATTACTTGCCCCAATAGTTGTCCCCCACCCCTTTCAAATCCAGGACCAGGGGCACCCTGAACCACGGCACCCTAGACCTTATGCTTTCCTGCACCCTCTCGGTCATCTTCTTCGCGTCGGCTCCCTCCGGTATATTCACCTCATATGAATCGTGAGTGTTCATTATCAGTCTGTTGCCGTTGTCCCTGTACTCATCGTCCATGGCCAACCACATCTCTTTGTTTATGTCAGCCGACGTCGCCTGGATGGCCAGTCCCGATGCCTTGTACGTCTTGAACTTCTTGGGGAATCTCAGCCTCCTGCCGTGGTGCGTCTGAACGTATCCGTACGATTCGGCTATGGTCTTGGCCTTCTTGGCCAGCTCTTTTACCCCCGGCAGTCTCCGGTGATATTCCCCTATCACCTCCTCGGCCAAGGGGCCTGCTTTCCTGTACGTGACCTTATTGCCCCTGATGTCGTCGAAGCTGGCCCATTCCCAGTCCATGCCCATCTTCTCGGCAATGGCCCCGTTCCCGCTGTTAAAGATCATGGACAGATTCAACTGCTTCGCGTTAGCCTGTCCGCTGTAACTGGCATTCCTGGGCAACCCGGTCAGGCGAGCCACATACTCGTGAAGGTCCAACCTCTCGTTCTCGTGATACGCCTTTATGACCCCGTGATTATTGACCAGATGGGCGAACGTCCTGACTTCGAAGCTGTGCTGGTCCAGCGACGCCCACCTGCAACCCTCTTCGGGCAAGAACACCGGCTTTACGATCGCCGCCACCACTTTGTTTCTGGCCGGTATCTGCTGCAGGGCTGGATCAACATACGACAGCCTGCCGGACCCGGTTCCGCCGTCTTCCCCTTTGTTCTGGTTTATGCGGGGGTATATCCTGTCCCCCACCATGTGCCCCAGCACGTGCCCGCCAAGGAAAGTGTCCCTGGTCTTGATCATCGATCTTACCGACGATATCAGAACGGCTCTCCTGTCGTTTTCCATCATCTTGAGGGTGGGCGCGTCTATGGACGGTCCGCCAGAGGGGGTGCTGGGGAGAGTGTACCCGCTGTCCGTTACCCAAGCCGTGTCGTTCTGCTTTACCGGCTTGAATATCTCCCTCATCTGCTTGGGCCTGTTTACGTTCACCTCTCTCCCGACCAGGGAGTCCAGCTCGTGTTGAGACCTTTCTATTTCCTTGGTTAGGTCCGCCATGGCCCTTTCCGCCCTGTTGGCGTCTACCCTTATGCCCTTGCTCTCGGCCTTTATCAAGGGCACCATCACCTTCTTCTCGAACTCCACGACCTTCCGTATGCCCTGCCTCTCGATCTCCTCCTCCTGCCACTCGTACAGTCGCAGGGTAAGCAGGGCGTCCTTCTTCCCATACGGGGATACGAGGCTGGTCGGAGCCATATGCAGATTGGGCATCTGGACTTGTCTGGTCGGCCTCCCGCCGAACAACTTGGCGAGGGCTTGGTATATGTCTTCCTTCCTTTCCTTCAGGTATTTCTCGGACAGGTGGTCCAGCGAATACGACATTTCATGCTCGTTGATGAGACATGCCCTTACTGCCACATCGTCTAGCTTCGATAACGGCACGTATAGTCCGGACGACTCGGACATGCGGTAATCGAAGCTGGCATTGAAACACACCACCTTACCCTCGAACCGACTCATTTCATCGTTGAACCAGTCCAGGGCTCCTGGCTCCCGTCTGATGTCGTGATACTCGGTGGTGCCGTCCGGCAGGGCTATGCTGAACCCAAACACCTTGTCCACCTTGTATTGCAGCCCGGTGGTCTCGGTGTCGAACCCGATGTACGGGCACCCGTCAAGTCTCATCTTACCCCCATAAGAATGGGGCAGACATTTCTGCCTGCCCCTTGCCCCTGTACCCTAGAACGGAATGTCGTCGTCGTCCAGGGTGCTATGCTGCGGTTGCCTGGGCTCCGGCTTCCCGTCTTTCGCCGTCAGGGACACCGACAGGAACTTCGACCCCGGATTTCTGGCGTGCGGGCCTGCCGTCTTGATCCACCCCGATGCCCAATACTCGGTGCCCTCAACGTCGATGGTGCCCTTGTAGTCAGGGT